GATGTGAACGATACGGAGAAGGACTACGGCGAAAGCGTACTGGAAGATGACCGGGGGATTATAGCCAAGAAGAACAAGGTGACCTCGATACTCCTTGAACTTGCCGCACGTAGCCAGATGCCGGGGCTGAAGATATATTCCCACGACGGTGCCAAGATGCTGCCGGAAGACCCGCATAAGAAAGGCTCGTGGATCGGTCTCAGGCAGGGACTTGAGGACGTGCAGGTACTCGATCCCATACAGGCGGCACAGGAAACAGGGCCGCTTCTTGGCATATTCTCAGCCGAGATGCAGAGGGGCAGCTTACCCAATACAGTGTTCGGGGAGTTGCAGTTCGCACTCTCTGGATTCGCCATCAACTCGCTCAGGCAGGGCATCGAGACTGTACTAGCGCCCCGCATCAAGATGATGGAAAACACCTATATGCAGATAGCTACCATGCTTTCACGTCAGTACGGGTCGGGTGCCTTCAGGCCCCTGAAAATGCTTGAGGATATACCGCCCATCGTACTGACCGAAGGATGCGAACCCACTATAGAGCTTATAGCCCAGTTGCCGGAGGACGATGCCTCCAAGATGGCAGCGGCCCAGATCATGCGAGAAGGGCCTACGCCGCTGTTCCCGGACTACTGGATTCGTAACGACTGGCTGGGGATAAAGAACGCCGATGTAATAGAAGATGCCATAGAGGCGCAGACCGCAGAGCGGGCATTGCCCGAAACGGGGCTGTGGACACTCTACAAGGCGGCGATGCGAAGGGGCCAGCACGACATAGCGGCACTTATACAGGACCAGCTCATGCTGCTGTACTTCCAGAAGATCAAGCAGATGCAGCAGATGGGCATGATGCAACAGGACCCTATGGGGCAACCTGGACCTATGGGGCCATCGGGGGCTCCGCCTATGCCGGGGCAAAACGGGCAGGGGCCACCTCCAGGGCCTCCGCCCGGGTCTCCGCGTCCACCGGGGATGAGGAGCGCGATACCGCCGGGAGGCGGAGCGGGCATCTCTAACCCAGGGCCGCAGGTACCACCGGGTACTCCGAGACCGGGCGCATTGTCATCACAGGAAAGACTTGCTAATATAGGGCTATTCGGCCCGTAGGGGAGGGTATAAACAATGGAAACAAAGATATTTGAAGCCCTGTTACGTCTTCTCAGGCAAGAGATAACATATGACCAGGCAACTGAGGACATCGTTGACTACTTTGAATCTATAAATCCAGAGCTAAGTCGTGCAAACTGGGGTACAAGCGCGAGAGCCCTGATAGCACATTATATGAACAGGAGTGGAGAGTATGGCACTCCTACGTCAGCTTTTGGGCCGAGCTTGAATCAAACTCAGCTAGATCAAGTAACCACTGCTACTGGCAATCTTTCTCCCACCACTGGTGACCTTCTCCAGGGTACCGGAACACAGGAAGCTCAGGCCATAGCCCTCGAACGCGAGAGACAGACTCAAGAGCAGCGAGGACAGATTTTCTCAGACTATATGGCTAGTTTACCTACCAGGGGAGAGGGCGCGGTTCACCCATATTTTCGGCAGGCAATAGCGGCACGCCGAGTACCGATAGAATCTCAATTCATGGTAGAAGCAATGGGGGCACAGCCTCAGACAACGGCTGAAGGCGGAATAACATGGCCGACGGCGTCAACCGATTTCAGACAATATCTTATGACTAACCCCAGCCTCAGAATCAATCCCACGCAGTTCCGCGCAGATATTACGGAACTGGGACGACAGGCTGGTTATGGTCAACGTGCAGGGATAACAGGGCCTGCCGTACCCTCCGGGACTACAGACGCCCAATCACAAGCCCTGGCAGCAATGCTAGGGAAATATGCTCCTGTATTTATCCCGGAACTTGCCGCTGCTGAAATGAACCCCTTCCTCCGACCTATGCAAAGGCAGGCCGTTGAAAGAAATATAGCAGCATGGGAAGGCGCAAATCCTCTCGGTGATCTTTTCCAGCAATGGCAACAGGCTGGCTACGATGTACCAGCAGCAGGGTTCATTTAAATGACAATGCAGCCGTTTAATGCCCAATTCCCGTTTATGGAGTTCCTTGAGGAAGACCCTGGAACCAGGGCAGGCTACTTTTCATTTCAGGACAGGTTCGGGCAGTCTCCAACCCAGCGGAACTGGTTCGAGAACCAGTTCTCAAACATAAGAAACGAGTTCTTAGGGACGCTCGGGCAGCAGATAAGGCAGGGCCAGACACCCAATGCACAGTTTACTGACTTCCTACAGGCGTTCCCGTTTTCACAGCGGTTCAGTGCTTTGCCGCCCTCGATGAGAGGAGCTGCTACCAGTAGATTTGCACCACAGACTAGATTCTTCTTCTAGTTATGGTAACTCCCGGCTTAGGAGTTGGCTCTTTCATACGCCGAGGATATGGTGGTTCATATAAGGCGCTTATGGAGCAGCTCGGTCTAAGTAGGCCCGAGGATGTATTAGAGGATGGGGCTGACGCCCGCAGGCGCAGGGACCAGATCCTCGATGAAATTGCAAGACAGGGTGGTTTCCGGCCAAAACCGCCAGGACCTCCTGAGTTTGGCACCGCAACTCCAAGGCCTATTGACCCCGAGGGGGCCAGGAGACAGGTCAGGACATCACTGGGACTACCTCCTGATACGACCATAGACGGCAGGCCGTTACCGCCCATGTGGCCTCGTGACGAATGGGGACGGGTTGTCCCCGGCGAGGTCGAGCGCACGATCCCACCAGTATCACTGGGTGCCGCTATCCCCTTACCAAGTCCTCAGCCAACTGTAAGGATGTATGCGCCCCCTCCTCCGCCGCCGAAGAATCTATGGGAGAATATCATGCGGCAGGCCATGAGTAGTGTTTATGGCCTTGGAAGGAGCCAACTTGAACAGGGGCTAGCTAGAAAGCAAGCCGCCGAAACCGTGTTACAACCCGTGTCCCGTGCATTCGGAACAGGTAAGGCGGCAACATCTGCCTCTGGTCTCGCGATAGGTAGACACCTTCCGCCAGTAGCTGACGCGCCTGTTGGCGGATTAGAAGCACATCGGGATCGGTTAGCGAGCACCAGGATTCCGCATACTCAGGCCCTTGATGGCTATGATCCTAAAAAAATAGTAGGAGTATATGGCGCAACGACGCCGGAGGCATTGGAAGCGTTACATATGGCGCAGGGGATACAGGCAGCATTTAAGCAAATATTTGGAAGTCGTGAGGACCACGGTGCACTCCAGGAAAAAGCATCCAAGGCGTTGTTCAGCCGTGGAGCATTTACGTCTCCTATTGAGACTGTGAAGGCCCTACAGGCCGTACAGGAGCAGCGTCCAGAGAGTGAGCAGCTTATAAGCAGTATCATAGCTGACCCCTTTATGTGGAGCCCTGCGTCCATACCAGCGAAGAGCTGGCTGGCGTCTAAAGGAGCCAGAGTTGCACTTGGTTTGGGAGGAAGCGAGTTACGTGGACTCCCCCTCGCGGCTCACCTCGGTCCTTCTCTCAGTACCCGAACAGGACGACTTGGGAGACAGGCCCTTGTACGTGGACTCCGAGGTGCCGAGCTTGCTGTAACGCCAGCGGCAGTAACCGAACAGGCTATGGCGAGGGCGGTAGGGGCTACTTTACAGGCTGGAGGAGCGGGTCTTTCACTGGCTGGTAGGGCAGGGACATGGCCTGTCAGGGCGGCTTACAGGAAAGTTCTGGAGAGGCCACGCGGTCAGCTTGAGGCACTAGAACAGACTATGGGTGGTCCTGCGACAGAAGAGCTTGCTCAACAAACACGGCAGCTTGGTCTATTTGACGCAGGGGACATTCAGCCTCCTGTCAGTGCGATGCCTGATGTCGCTCCCGTCACGGATGCTGGGCATATTTTGCCTACTAGGGTACGTGATTCAATCTTACAAGTTAGGCAGGCAGTTAACGAAGGCGTAGAAAATTATCGTACACAAGGGCCTCAGCCAGACACTGTTATGGGAATCCCAAAGAGGGAAATTCCCGATGATTGGAGAGCAGGTATTGATGATCTCGACGATGTACAACTTGAAGTCGCTATGGGGGCGGAAACCGATAGGCTAGTTGATCTACAGAATGAGATGATAAAACGGGGTGTGAAAGTACCCCGTGACACAGATAACTTCGTTAAGACTGAAGTATATGGAGAGATTAACGCCGTACAGGCAGTTATGACCGAGTCTGGTAGGCGTTCCCGCGTCTTATTGTATGACGCTATTGCAAGACGACATGGGGGCAAGTCTATAGCTGACGAGTTTGATATCCTAGACGATGTTATTCCTAGTGAGACAGGTGGACGGTTAGATCTAAACCGCCTTGCTGCGGATTGGGACACGATGGGCCAACCCGAAATAGGTGCTCAGGTTACCAAGGACGCTATGCGAGTTGTAGAAGAGGCAGATACTTTATTATACCAGCAGCTAGGTAGGCCCACTACCGCAGCTCCCACTCCCGTCCCGGCTCCTGTGCCTACCGGGCCGTTGTCACTGGGATTACCGCCAGAACTCGATGCGTTCAAGCCGGGTTTTAAGAGGATTGGAAAGGAATATTCACCAATATTTGCCTCCCATGTTGATAAGGCTCTCTATATTATCTCCCGTAGGGGGACTCAGATCGGGGTAGAGGGTAGGCAAATCAGCGCAGCGCAGAAAGAACAGTACATGGCATGGCTCCGTGAGAGGCTGCCCACCTTATCCGACGAGGAACTAAAGCAAGCCGGGGACAATGTAGTTAATCACGTAAGTCGAATCGCCAAGGATAACCCAACCCGGCAAGCTCCGGGAGAGCTTCAAATACCGTTTTCCGCAGAAGCAGGCGGATTACCACCTGGTATGACGCCGTACTCAATGCCCGGTAAACTGACGATACCGCTGAATCTAATCTCGGATAAGGCACTGAAGCAACGGTCAAGGACTAAGTCGATTCATGCAGACCTGTATAAAGCGGAACTGCGAAGACGACAACTTGCACGGGCCAGGGGTGAGGAAGGGATACCGCCAGAACGCCCCTCCAAAATAGAAGAACAGGTTATCAGGTTTGACGTTCAGAGATCCGACTACCTGGAAAAACAAGCTGAGAATCTAACAAAGAACATGGCAGCCGTAGATAGCGGCAAAAAGGCTCCTCCTCCTAGTACATTAACACCTGGCGGAACGAATTCGGATGGAGCTCTGGAAAATGTTCTTAATCAAGCGAGTCATGATGATCTTTCTCATGCCTCTATGGCGCAATTTGAGGGTGCCAGGAACGAACATATGTTAGAAGTGCAGGGCTTCATTACTGAGGGAAACAGAATATTAAAAGAAGTTGGATTAACGACCCTTGATGATGCGAACGTCCGGCCTCTAATCAACGCTGTTGAGGCACGGGCTCCTGAGACCCTTGATCCAAAGCTGAGGCCTGTCTATGACGCACTGGTCGCCGCCACCGAACTGGAGACCAAGGATATGCTGCAATTCTCGCGCTTTGCGTTAGAGGCAGATATGGCTAATCTTGGCATAGACGCCCAGCTTTTTATGAACCGCATTGCACTTCACCCACATTACTTCCCGCATATATGGAAGCAGCCGGGGCAAGTTCTGGGAATAGGGATGGGCAAGGGGAGGCTGGGCGCACAGCCACACTTTGCCAAGTTACGGTGGGATGCAAGCCTTGATACCATGCTGGATGCCGGATATGATCTTGCAACATGGAACCCGTTTGAACTCCTGGCATTACGCCGGATGGCAGGGATTGAGTATCGTGAATCCGTGGTAATGCTTAACCGACTGCGGCGTAATGGCCTTGCGGTCCCGGCCAGTGAAATGCCTGCCAAGGGCTGGCGTGTCCCACAGGGGGTAGGCCCCGCTTTTGGCGGAAGACCTATAGTTACCCCAGATGGAACTACTGTAATTGCCTCAGCTCCCTGGGCTGTGCCGAATCATGTGGCAAACTTCATGGAGCATTTCTTCGCCAAGGTGCCCCATGTAGACTTCCTCCGTGATATAAGAAAGTGGGGCGACCGGGCAAAGCGGATAAAGCTGTTTGCTTCATACTTCCAGCACGCAGACTTCTTTCTCAGGGCGGTGGGAGTAGCTTTTTCACCGACAGGGATCTGGAAGAAGGCTCCGCTTAAACTACCTTCGCTTGCAAAAACGCTTTTACACGTTAACTTTTCTCCTGGTGCGAGGAATGATTTACAGAAGAGGCTACTGTCGAACGCGCCTATTTACAAGGACTTTGATATTACCTATCGGATGCTTATCCAGCAAGGGTGGGGAGTCCACGGTGACTTGAGCCTTCTCGAACGTGGTATAAACACTTTAATATCAGATCCTAACATCTCCAAGGGACTCTCTGGCAGGGCTTTACAAAACGGCAGGAAGATCCAGCAGTTCTTTGAGACAGGACTATTTGACGGGGTCTACCGCGAGACACAGCGGTGGTCACTGGAGAATTTCATCATACCGTGGGTACGCAGGACCAACCCAGGTGCAAATGCACGACAGGTCGCCGCACAGTCCGCTGAAATCGCTAACATAATGTTCTCTACACAGGGTGTGTGGCAGACTGCCCTTAAAAACCCGATGTTAGCGCAGATGACCAGGACTCTCATGTTTTCCGCCCACGAGAATGAAGCCCTTCTCAGGGGTGCCTTCAGGGCGTTAAGCAGGACACATCCGAGTGCGGGCATCTTCCGCGAGTGGTATCTCGGTATGTTCCTTGGCTTAGGCACCATAGCGAACGTGATAAACGTCTCCGCTACTGGCAAGATATTGCCGTGGTCGTCTTATAACCCGATCAAGATCAATGACCCCTATGCTTCCTTCTACTCTAAAAAGCTAGGTGGAATTGGATATAATGACCGTTTCCTGTCTCCCCAGCTACCGTGGATAAAGGGTCGAAACGGGGAACCAGTATACCTCGACCTCGTGGGTCAGATGGACACTATCTTCAGGTGGGCATTTAATGCGCCGGAGGCACTGGCTGGTCGCTATAATGTCTTGCCAAGGGCGATTCGCAACCAGCAGCTAGGAACGAACTTCTTCGGGCAGGAGCTGAAGACTCCAATAAACCGTTTAGTTCAGGGTGTTCTTGACGTAGGAACACCTATAAGTGCAATGTCTGCCGTAGAGATCTTGAGGCAGCAGACGCCAGCACTGCAAGATGCTATCCCGGAAACTGAATCGACTATTGGGCCAATTGGGCTGGGATTGCAGGCTATAAGCGGGGTAAACATACGGGGATCAAAGACTGGGAGTATGCTCAATCGTATTTCCGAGGAGATATTCAAGTCTGAGCAATTTCCTGAAGGCGTGGGATACAACGAACTGGTCGAGCCGTACCACAAGCGTATCGTGCGGAACGACGCGGCGGCTGCGACTGAACTCGCGAGAAGAACGACTACTGCTCTCGGCAGGAAGGAGAAGAGCACACACGCCAAGAGGACCAAGCTGGAGAATGAGCAGTATGCAGCACTCGAGAAGTTAGCCGAGATGCCGGAAGATCAGTTTAAGCAGGCTGTGTACAATACCTTGAGGACTTACCAGACGCTGAGGAGCGAACTCTTCCGTGAAATAGACTACCCTGACGATGAGCCTGATGCTACTAATGAAGCCGATGTTATCTTGTTTGCGTACTATTCCATTTTTGAAGACCCGTTGATTCATGATCCAGAGACACGGGTGTTTAACACGTTACTGTACAAGAACCGTCTGGAATCTCTTATTACTAATTTCCCCAATGCAGAGGCTATTATCAAGAGGAACCAGAACCTGGGTCCATATCCATCAAAGTTTATCCGGCTGCTTAAGAAATGGTTGCCGAGTGAGTACGATGACATTAACCTATCTCATCAGCTAAGGACACGCGCTTTAATCGCTATGGGAAAGTCCGAGCTTGCAGAACAGGACAGGCTGATAACCATGCCCGATTATGTTAGGACAGGCATAACTAGAGTATCGCAACAGGCACCAGGGTATTCTCTGCCAACCCCTGTGATAGTACCAAGACAGGTGACCCCCTCAGTGGGCAGGCCGCTGGCGCTACCTGTTGGACGCTAGGCTGCTATTGACAAACATATGGCGTCTGCTATAGCTTAAATATAAATTAAGGGTCTTATGTAAGGATTTTATGACTACACAGCAAGATGAACTGCTACAGGATGGACAACAGCTAGAGCTACTGCCCGATGCAGAAGAGGAAATGGTAGCAGAAGTTACCCAGTTTCCTGAAGGAGCTGCCCAGCCTCAGCCAGTTGCTCCCCTAGAGCAGCTTCCACCTCCTCCCCCGGCGCTGAACCAGGACGAGAACATGATGCTGCGCCAGATTATCAATAAGCAGAAGGCGGATAATGACGCCCTTACAGCCCAGCAGATGAGGGTTGCCGTCGAACAGGCCCAGTTGCAGTACCAGGCACAACTTGAGCAGCAGGGCTATGAACCCGAGCAGGCCGCTGCTATGGCACAGGAGCGAATGGCGCTACAGATGGAAAATATGGGCCTGCGCCAACAGATAACCTCCGACAGAAAAGAGATGGAAGCCAAGGTAAACGCCGCGAGATATATTGCCAGTAAGTACCCCGGGGGAGCTACCTTTGAGCAGCTTATGCGGTTTAGTACCCCTGAAGATATGGAACGGGAAGCCATGAGGGAGAAACGATTTAAGGATCAGGATGCCCGAATATCAGAGTTGCAGGAAAAACGTGTCCCAGCAGGGCAGCACTTTGAGTCCGGGCAGGGACAGGCTATGAGTAGTACGTCAGCCAGAAGGCAGCAGCTACGAAATAAGCAGGGGCCTTTAACTGACGCAGAATTTGCAGAACTAGGAAAATATTTAGGTCAAGGATAGGAGTAGAAAATGCCACAAATTAGTACAACTGGGCAACTTGAGAACGCCTCTGGTGAGTTGATAGACGCCGCTCGTTACACGGCAGAGCATAATGCTCCTGTCTTCGGTCTCGCGGGTCAGTTCACCCTCAAGAAGGGACAGGACACCGCTGTATTCCCCAAGGTAGGCCAGATGAGTTTCTCGGACCTGCAAGAGGGGACGGATATCGTTGACGAGGAAGATATCGGTATGTCCACCGTAAGTGTTACACCGTCCGAGGTGGGAGCCAAGATCATCCTCAGTGACAAGCTGTTACGGCAGAACATGGCTGTGACCTTTCAGATGATAGGGAGACAGCTAGGAGAAGGTTACACCCGTAAGCGGGAAGACGACCTGATCAGCTTATTCTCTGCCCTGAACGGTGGCACATCGCACGGTGCAGCCGCCGCAGCTTTCTCCGCTGCCAACGTAACATCGGTAGTAGGAATTGCCAAGACCGATAAGTACGGGGACAACAACGCTATAGTCCAGCACCCCAACGCGGTAATGCGACTCGCGAAGGACCTCTCCACTATCGGATCAGGCACCATCAGACCGCTCCCAGAGGGCTATTCAGCAAGACTGCTCGGGAAAGCCTTCAAGGGGTTCATGATCTGGGATGTCCCGGTGTTTGAATCTGGGAATATTACCCGTGATAGTAGCGACGATGCTATCGGAGCAATCATAAACAAGGGCGACTGTCTCGGGGTATTGCAGTCGAGTTCGTATACCACTGAAAGAGAGCGCGATGCTTCCCTCCGAGCATGGGAAGTCGTAGCGACTGCTGACTACGTAGCGTTTGAGCTTGACGATTCCAGGGGAGCGCCCCTTACCTACGACGCGGCAGATCCATCAACTAGCGCCTAGAGGTAGATAATGGCAACTGCTGAACAGATAAAGCTGCAAAAGACGCAGCAACGGAACCTTGAGCTTGCGGGTTATCATGTTGACATAATCAACAACCCGACTCCCAAGGCCCAGTGGTACAGACAAGTAGATGGTTGGTGGGTAGCATTCCCTAATTTGCTACCCGCTGACCCCTACCACCTGAGCCGCTATGTACGCAGGGGTTGGACGATGACCCCGGAGCCCGAGAAGATAAAGCCTGTCGGAAGTGTGGCGACCGTTGTGGCTGTAGAGCCGGAAGCCAGTACCCATACCCACAGGTTTGCAAAGGCCCTCGACAGCGTATGCAGGATAGAGGGATGTATAGAGGTACGGAAGGTGCCTTACAAGAAAAGAACATAGAGGATGTAACCATTGCCGAGTCCTTTAATATCGGCGGTGGCGGGGCTTTGAACCCGTAACAGGAGAATGAAATGGCATTTCCATCAACAGTTAACTTATCCTACGGTATGGAAAAGGTAGAGACTTCTGGGAAAAAGCAGAAGCTCGGCACACGAGGAGTCTTGCCTGATGGTAGGGTATTCTACTATGCGAGAAACGGCACCGCTGCTATTACTACCGCAGGAATGATTGTAGACGCCGCCGCTGCATTTGCTGTAGCTGCTCATGACATGGATGTTCCGGCTACTGAGGCTCATTCTGTAGGGGACGCTACTGTAAGCCTGGAAGTTCCTACTACCGACTTGACGAAAGACCAGTACGCAGATGGGTACTTGATCTTCAACGACGGTCCTGGTGAGGGCGAGGTTTACCGAATCAAGTCCCACCCTGCCCACGATGCGTCTGCTGATAATACTGCCATCTTTACTCTTGATGAGCCAGATGGTGTGAGAACCGCACTGACCACATCATCGCTAGCAGGTCTGCTTGTAAACCCATATGCAGCAGTAAAGATTATCGACGGTGACGGCACTATGGAAACTGGTGCCCTCGGTGTAACCACCATTCCAGTAACAGCGAGTTACTACTGCTGGATACAGACCGCTGGCATAAGTAGTGTTGCGATAGGCGCGGCGGTTGGCGTAGTTGGTGACGGCCTTCAGATATCCCAGGCATCTGGCGAGTCTGGACGAGCAGAACTCTACGACCTTTCCGGCGAAGATGACCTCCAATCCATAGGCACTGCGATTGGTATCCCGTCAGTAGACACTGACAAGCAGATGTGTCTCTTAACAATCAGGTACTAGATAACGAGTAATGGCTCTTACGGGATACTGGATAAGCAATTACGGCTACAAGGTGATGGACCCTGAACTGGGTAAAAGCGAGGTAGCGTACTTCGCTGGTACGCCAGATGAAATGAGAGACCCCGTGTTGCTACAGGAGATCGAGCACAAGCTCAGGGAATCAGTAGCAAAGGGCTGGCTAAAGCCGAAGAAGAAAC